TGAACTAACTGATTGTATAACACAAGAAAAGGAACAATAAAAGATGGGATACGGTGGAATTGGCGGTGGCGGAGGAGGAGGAACCTCCGACATTTCAAAGGTTGTAGATTCTTTTACAATAATCTCCCTGAGAGCACAAGCAACTTCTGGAGTTTCAGAAGGGGATGTTGTTTATGTTGCCGGGAAGGGATTTTACGCTTGGGACCCAGCGTCAACTGAAACAGACGATGGTGACAAAGTGGTCAAAGCAGCAGATGCTGCAACTGGACGCTGGAAACTTGTGGAAGATACATCCAGAGGAGACAACGTTCTCACTCCAACTATCACATCTCCTTCTTCAGGTTCAACAAACATAACCCCAAAGCCGACCATTACAACAAACGCTTATCAGAGCGATAGGGGAAATGCACAGGCATCGATGCAGATTCAAATCGCAACAAACTCAGATTTCTCAACAATCATTTGCGACCAGAGTTCGTCAGTTGCTGGTGTTTCTATAGAAGTGTCAGAGACTTCTGGAACTCTTCGTCCCGGCCTCCTTGACGACAACACGTTATATTTTGCTAGAGCTAGACACAAAGACAGTGCAGGTGATTTCAGCTTCTATTCTGATAAAGTCAGCTTCACAACTGGAGAGTTCCCAACGAAGTTTGTTGCCGTCAATAGTGGCAATTGGAACTCGGCTAGTACATGGGGCCTGAGTGGTTCTACGGAGGGTCTTCACTATCCCCCCTCGTGGGGCGGTATAAATTGCTATGTCAACAAAGATGTCTACCTAACGATACCAGAGGGCGTTACGGCATCGTGTGCCTCCTTGAGGGTCGGGATTACCAACCTAAGCTCTCAAGATACTAGGCTTTATGTCAGTGGGACTCTAAATATAAGTGGTTCTGTCTCTGAGTACATTCCCGGAGGGCACACTACAAAAGCCAGTTTTGATGGTTCTGGGACTTTGGCCATAGGATCAACGCAAATTTCTCTAAACACGTCTTACAGTGTTGGAGAGATTCTTATACTAGATTGCGATGACCACCGTTATGCAGAACCTGTGAAGATTGAAAGCATTGCCTCTTCTGGTGGAGGAGTCTACACCTATAACCTTCTCACATCTGGTTCTAATGGGATTGGGGGAACATGGAGTGCAACAACGATTGCGCACGACAAAAGCACCGCAAGGGTCAGAAAAAACGCTGACAGTCCAGAATTTTCACAATACGGATTGTTCGCATCTGGAAGGAAAGCGGAGATGCATTTTTGCAGTGGTTCTGTGACAAACCTGCATGGCTCTCAGTGGTTGAGACAGATCGCTGGTGGCTCAACAAGAATTTATTACTACTTCAAAGGAACTCCCAACAAGAGGGTTACTTTCAAGGGCGATACTACAGTCCCCACAGACTTTCAGTACGACCAGACGGTTTCGGTAGACGTTGGCGGTGGTTGGTACGACCACAGATGGGACATACAATATACTGATTTTTCAAACTTTGCAGATCTACACTTTAGCGGGCTGGAGGCTTACATCACAGGTGATCACAAGGCTTGTTGGCGCTCTACGTTTACTGACTGTCACATAGCTTCTGGCTTTTCAAGCTGGAAATCCGGTATGAGAACTTGGATTGGGAATAGGTTTGTTCGTATGAAAGACAACAATTCCACTTCGGGCCTCACAGGAGATGGTGGCAACCCGAAGGAGGTGTTTCGATCAGGTGGTTACAACAGTGACAGTATAACATCTGATACGATCAAGGACAGGGTTCAACAGAAAAATCTTTTTCATCGACAGGAAGGTTTTTCTGGATACCTCCTACTTGATGAACAGTATTCTTCAACAGATAATGTTTGGATTAACGTAAAAAATTATTTAAACGCCCCAGTTTTGCAAGAAAAAAACTTTTATTTTTACTCTTTGGACACGGCGGGTAGTCTCTATCTTGGTTATGCATCCGGTTCGTTGACCTCATCCTTGCAAGACAGTGTGTGGATCGGTGGTAGCAATAACCCGTGGATGCTTCACTTCGCAGATGACTCCACCGCTGCCGATGGAGAACGTCGATACCAACGAAATTATTGTCAGACTTACAACCCGGATCAAACTGACGGAGGAGATGTATTCAGTGGAAATGCAGCAAACAAAAACATTCGAGCGAACAACATTGTGAGAATGATTGGTCACGATAACCCGATTATTCTAAAAACCGCAGCAGCCGCGAACCACATAATCCAAAACGAAACGAACGTCTCTCCATCAGCTAGTTATTACAGTGCGCCTACATACTATAGCCTCCTAATTTCCAACTACAATGTCGGAATTGCAATTACAGGAGATGGCAATAAAGTTATCGATAACCTTCTCTACGACGTTTCGACCCAAAGCCCCGGAACAGCTAGGACAGCAATCAAGCTTTATTCAGGCAACGACCAGCTTGACGAGGTTCGAAACAACCATTTCCATGGCCTTACTGGAGGAGATACGCATCCTGTCTCTGCTGTTTCAAGCTCTGGTGAAAAACCTTACATTAACCTAGCTTCGAGTCTAGACTCAAGCACCTTGAAAGCCGATGCAGCTTCAGGTTCATCAACCTTTATTATCGATGATTCGAACGGGGCTCTTTGGGGTGGATCTGGACTGAACTATCCCTTTTACGTTGTTATTGATCGCGACAATGCAGGAGAGCAACTAGTAAGGGTTGCAAGCCACGCATTGGTAGGGAGCGATCATACAATCACTTTATATTCTGGAGAAGTGTTGTCAAAAATTCATAGTGCATCGGTCACTGTGGATTATGCCTACGGCCATGCTGACACAACCGGAGATCCACGATTCGCAGATCCTTACCGAGACATTGAAAGCTTTGTTGCAGGTGTCTTGAGGAACGATAACATCTTTACTTACGACTTTTCCGATGGGACATCTTCAGACGTTTCAGATCTTGATCCGGATACTGATGACAAGAGAACTATCGCAAGGAAAGTTCTTCAAGATGAGTTGTTTAAATATAATCTTAGCACTTACGATCCAAGGTATGATGAAAAAAATGTTTTGGAGTGGATGAGATCAGGGTTCACGCCACAGAACCCAACAGTTTGGAGTGGTTCTACCGAGGGAAGCTACCGTGGAGCAGTTGACCCCGGAACGATAGCTTGGTCAAATGCTAATAGTCTCTACTTGGATGGGATAAACGACTACATAACAGTTTCTGACGCCTCGTCTTTGGATGTCACGCAAATGTGCATGATGATGTATGTTAGGATTCCGAACGGTTCGACAAAGAGTGGTCGTTTATATTCCAAACAGGGTTCCTACGGGATCTTAATCCAAGATGGAAAACCAGCTTTTGAAATCACAGCAGATAGTCTCGTTGATGCTCCGCAGTCTCAAGGGGATACGAGCATCAATGATAACAAGTGGCACCACATTGCTGTAACTTACGATGGTTCCAATGCCATTCTTTATCTAGATGGAAAGACAGAAAAATCAGTTACCCTCACAGGAAACATAGTCAATTCCAGTAACGCCTTGCTTGTCGGGCAGAATGGCTCCGGTGTTACATGCAACGTAGCACAATTAGCACTTATGAATGATGATTGGTCTTACGACCAGCTTCTAGAATATGTCCGGCCTGTCGAAACGACCCACAAGGGCTTGTATTACTTCAACGGCAATGCTAACGATGCAACTTCCAACAATCACAATGGAACAGCAACAAGCGTTACCTATACGACTGGTATGAAAATGGACAAAGCTGCGAACTTTGACGGAACAAACAGTTTCATTTCTCTCCCAAGTGGTTCAAGCGAGCTTAGATTTTTGGCAGGAAAAGGAGACATCGACAAGAAATTTACAATTTGTTGTAGAGTCAAACCTTCTGTCACAACAGAGCAATACATTTTGGATCTTGGAGGGTCTGAGGTTGGTTTGCGAATCGATGCAAACAAAAGATTCAGAGGCTTCTATTTCAATAGCGACGATGTAGAAAAGTTTTGTGTCTCCGACAATGAAGTTGTGGCAGATACAGAATACCATGTGACCTTTGTTTGTGATGGAGGGGAGGCAAACCTCTACATCGACGGAGAAGAACAGTCAACCTACGAAAGTGGTTCAGTGTCTTATGGAAGGATTCTTTCTCACACAGACACAATTGACACAAACGGCTCTCCTGCATGCAGAATAGGTTCTCCTGCTTCTAGTACCAGCAATAGATTTAAAGGACTTATTGAGCTTTTGGAAATTCACGATGACGCTCTGTCACCGTGGGAGATAAAAAGAAAAGCAAAAAATAAAATAATACCAACAGATCTTGCGAAACACTCAGCTTTTAGTGAATGTGTTCACTTCTTTGACTTTGCAGATGAACCGATGATTCTGGCATCGAACTCGGTAAAAGACAAAAGTGGGGATAACAACAATGGAACCCCTGTGAACATGGCTTCTGAGCCACAAGATCGGTTCGATGCACCGGGTTGGTTTGATAAGGATTAAAAAATGAAAAAAAATAAACAAAGCAAATACTTCATCTTAAACCAAGAACCAACCGCAGAGCAACTGGCTTTGTTGAAAAATCAGAGTTTGGAAACCATACCTGTGTCAAAAGACGGTTCTCATTGGTGCATTGAATATGTGGGAGAAGGCATACCGAAAGAACTAGAGAATGAAGACCTTTGCACGCATGAGGAATTTATGCTGTCTTGGTGGGATAAGTTTTGATGATTTTTCAATGTTAAAGATGTTTTGGACAACACTAAAGACATTTATGGATAAAATATACTATTTACTTTCAAAAACGTTATTTAAGGAGCATAGAAATGTCAGATCTCTTAGAAGAAGCACTTGTTGATGCAGAAGCATTAAAAGAAGCTGCAATGAAAACTGCTAAAGAAGAAGTATTAGAAAAATACTCTGGCGAAGTTAAGAATGCAATTGATCAACTTTTAGAGCAAGAAGAGGTTGGATTAGAAGGAGAAACCTTAGGTGACGAAGTTGAACATCTAGAAGATGTCTATAAGGAAGTAGAATTAGCCCATAGGGTTGAAGACGATCATTCAGTTGTCATAGATCTTAAAAGCTTGGAAGAACAAGTTGACAAGATGATAGCAGAAGCTCATTGCAACACTGTTGGAGAAGACCCAAAAGACAAAGACCCAGAAGACAAAGACCCAGAAGACAAAGACCCAGAAGACCCAGAAGAAGAACAAAGCCTAGAAGAAGGATTCTTTGTTTTAGAAGAGGATGACTCCTTGGATGAGTCTTTTTCTTTCGATTACGAGACCGTACCAACAGGACACGCTGGTGCTTTTACAGAATCTGAAAGAGAATATGCTCTAGAAATTGCAAAAGTGAAAGAAGTTCTCGATTCCAAAGAAGAAGAGAATGATTCTCTCAAAGAAAATATTCAGAAAAAAATAAAAATTATGGAACAATCTTATGAGGTTATAACCTCAATGGAAAAACAAGAGAAAAAATACAAATCAGTTATCAACAAACTTAAGAAAAAGCTTGTTGAGACTAACTTGTTAAATACAAAATTGTTTTACTCGAATCAAGCTTTAAGTGATACCTCCTTGAATGAGCGACAAAAAGTTAAAATTGTCGAAGCTCTCACTTCTGCTGATTCCCCTGAGAAAGTAAAGATACTTTTCGAAACTCTAAAAGACGCAGTGGGGCAAAGCCAAAGCAAAAAAAGCCCAAAATCACTGAGTGAAGCAGTAGAAAAGAGATCCTTACTTACCGTGTCACCCCATCGAGAAAAAGAATCGGTGACAGTAGAAGAAGCAATCTCCGATAGATGGAAGAGATTGGCAGGAATTAAATAACTATAATTTAAGGAGGTACTGAAAATGTCAGTATTGAAAACACTCACTGAAGGTCTTGTAGAACGAGATCTCAGTAAAGAAAGCAATGCCTTGCTTAGTAAATGGCAAAAAACTGGTCTTTTGGAAGGATTGTCTGGAGATTACCAACGACAATCTATGTCTCGACTGCTTGAAAACCAAGCAAAACAACTTCTTAAAGAAGCTTCTTCGATGGCAGCAGGTGATGTTGAAGGATTTAGTTCAGTCGCATTTCCCATCGTTCGTCGAGTTTTCGGTGGTTTGATCGCAAATGATGTTGTTTCCGTTCAGCCCATGAGCCTTCCGGCAGGACTTATCTTCTTCATGGACTTCACTTATAACAGTGGACGCCTTGGAAATAGCGCAGACAAGTCAATTTACGGAACTGATAAAGTTGCAAAAGAGATCATTGATGGTGTAAACCTCGTTGATTCTGCTGGTGCAAGCCATGGTGGTCCGTACAACATGGGTGGAGTTTACTCTTCTCCGACTGCATCTGTTACTGTCCAGATGGACAACCTTGTTACTGGTTCTACTGCGGTTGGTTCTTTGCTTGATGCACAACTTAAACTCATCAAGTATGACCCCGATATTCTGGCAGACTCAACCAATCAAGTTGCAATCATTAAAGCAGATAATGCTTATACTACAGATCTTCCTGATCTTGACTTTCAACAATTGAGCGCTATCAAAGCAACTGCTGGAACATATTCCAATTTGGGTAATGGAACTCCAATTCGTCGTTTGACCTTTTTGGATTCCGACAACAAACTCAACTTGGTACTTGTAAGAAATGGTGGTGCAATTACCGCTCCTAGTAACACCAACACTGTTACTTTAGAATACCCGATCAAAGATAAGTTCACCAACTCTGGTTTGGCACTTGGTGCTTTGGCTGGAACTGATCCTTGGGGTCTTGAAGAAGCAGGAAATACTGTTGGAGCTCCTTCAGGAGGTGCTTCATCTGAGTCCAAAGACGTTATTCCCGAAATCGACATCAAGGTTGACAGTGTGGCAATCACCGCACAGACCAAAAAGCTTAAAGCTAAATGGTCTCCTGAACTTGGTCAAGATCTTAACGCTTTTCACAATGCAGATGCAGAGGTAGAATTGACAGGAATTCTCTCTGAGCAGATTGCTCTTGAAATTGACCGAGAGATCTTGAATGACCTTGTTAACGGTGCAAAAGCAGGAACTTTTTACTGGAGTAGAAGTCCCGGATTGTTCGTCAACCGAGTTACTGGTGCTGAAGTTGGTGCAAGTGCAGCAGCTCCTGACTTCACAGGTACTGTTTCTGAGTGGTATGAGACTCTGATTGAAACCATTAATGACGTTTCGGCTCAGATTCATCGTAAGACTCTCCGAGGTGGTGCAAACTTCTTGATTTGTTCGCCTGAACTCGCTAACATCCTTGAGTTCACCAGTGGCTTTCGAGCTAGCGTGACTGCTGATGTTGACAAAGGTACTGTTGGTGCAATGAAGACTGGTTCGATTTCGAAGAAGTTTGACCTGTACGTTGACCCCTACTTCCATCGCAATGTTATTCTTGTTGGTCGTAAAGGTTCTTCATTCCTCGAAAGCGGATATGTTTACGCTCCTTATGTACCCCTTCAGGTGACTCCTACCATCTTCGGTGTTGAAGATTTCGTGCCCCGTAAAGGTGTCATGACTCGATACGCCAAGAAAATGGTTCGACCTGACATGTACGGCCTTGTTGTTGTACGAGGGCTTCTCGGCGAGAGCGGTTCCTAATTAACAATTAAAGTGCAACTTAAAAATTTAAGTTGCACTTTCACTTTCAATCTTGAAAACCCCAAGTTTCTTTTGATTCTTGGGGTTTTCTTTTATCAGAAAAACTACTTAATGTTACAAGGAGAAACAAAAACTATGTCTATTCCCACTTTATCTCCAGTTAGCAATAGTAGTAAATCAATACTTTCGGCTACGGGATCTATAAGTAACGTCACTAGCACAGCAGTTCCTTTTGGGATCTATCTTAACTCTGATGATTTTTTATCAGGAGCGGCAGCACAAGTTTCTTTTACTTATAAAATGCTAGGCGGTGATGTATTAGATGTTGAATTAAAAGAAGAACAGGTATATACTTCATATGAACTAGCAACTCTTGAGTATTCATATATCCTAAACATACACCAAGCGAAAAACTCACTTGGTGACTCTTTGGGTGGTACAACTTCATCTTTTGACCACAAAGGGGAATACAAAGAGGGAGCTCTGTCTTCTAGTCTTAGTGGTGGGAATGTTGCATTGAAATATACCAAATATGGATATGGTTATGCAAGAAGATTCGGAGACGCAGCTTCTACAGAAGTCGGAATTGGTGGGGAGACTCCCATATATTCAACATATTTTGATCTTGAGGCAAAAGTGCAAGACTACGATCTTCAGGCAGCCGTTTCTTCATCTATTGCTTCTGGTAATCTCCCTTCAGACATTGACCCCACATCAAGAATTTTGATTAGAAGAGTGTATTATAAATCTCCTCGTGCAATGTGGCGATTCTATGGATACTATGGGGGTCTTGGTGCGGTTGGAAACTTAAGTACATATGGCCAATTTGCAGATGATTCTACTTTTCAATTGGTTCCCATATGGCAAAACAAAGCACAAGCAGCAACTTATGAAGATGCACTAAAGACAAGAACTTCGCATTTTTCTTATGAAATAAAAAACAATCACATAAGAGTATTTCCAATACCTCCTAGTTTGTGGGCAAAAAAGAAAATTTGGTTTGATTTTACGGTAAGTTCAGATGCTTGGGAAGAACAAAGCGATAGAAAATCAGGGGTAGATGGCGTCAACAACATGAATACCTTGCCATATGCAAATATACCTTTTGATAGTATAAACTCAATCGGGAAGCAGTGGATAAGGAGATTCGCTCTAGCCCTCTCTAAAGAAATGTTAGGGCAGATTAGAGGTAAGTTTTCAACAATTCCTATACCGGGAGAGTCAGTAACTCTAAATCACAGTGAACTTTTGAGCCAAGCGAAAGACGAACAAGAGAAGTTGCGAGAAGAGTTAAAAACAATCTTGGACGAGATGACTTACACAAAACTTATTGAGTCGGATGCAGCAATGGGCGATGCAGTGCAAAAAATATTTGATGATATCCCAGCAGGTATTCACATAGGGTAGAAATTAAATGGCAGAAAACAAATGGGAACAATTAGAAGCACCTCCCCCTCCGATGTTTTTCAATGAGAAAGAGAGGGATTTAGTAAAGCAGGTCAATGATGAACTCATGGAGAGGATTATTGGCCAAGCAATTCTTTACTACCCTATAGACTATGAGATAACAAACTTTCACCCTTTGTATGGAGAATCACTAGAGAAGAACTTCTTGGCCCCCATACATGTTTATGCAATGGTTAAATGGGAAGGGCAAGAAACTTCAACAACAAACTTTGGCATTGATAGACTTCAATCAATCAGTATAGCGTTTCACAAGAGAAGGTTGACTGAAGATCAAGACTTGTTTGTTAGAGAAGGAGACTTTGTGTATCACGGAGATATATTCTATGAAATTGTTAGCTTGCAAGAGCCAAAATGGCTTTTTGGCCAAGTTGAACATTCTTTTGAGATAGGGGCAAAGTGCATAAGGGCAAGAGAGGGAACTTTCAATGCGAAGTGATAAAAAAGGTGAAGTTCAAGATGGAGGAGTAATATACCTTCAACCCTCTACACTTGAGAATATTGACTATTCTTTATTTGAGTGGGTGAACGATGATCTGAACCTGTCTTGTGTGACAAACAAAGGTTTTGAAAAAGTACCAGTGAAATGGGTAACTCCTGAACGATCTGTGTCCTCCAAGAGAGTTAAAGAGTTTAGAGACTCTGATGGTGCCTTGATTTATCCGATTATCACGATTGGAAGAATGGGTTTCGAGAAAGATAAGGCAAACAAAGGTGCCATATACGCCCCTCTGGACGCAAAATCTGACTACAGAGGTGGGACAATAAAAATAACCAGAAAAGTCAACCAAGACAAAACTGCAAACTTTGCAAATGCCGATTCTTTGAGAACAAGTTCTCCAAGACAAATCAATTTTCTTTTGCCCAAAAAGAACAAAAAAGTTGTCTATGAACATGTTTATATACCTATTCCGGTGTATATCGATGTTGAATACCAAGTTGTTATAAAAACCCAATTTCAAACACAAATGAACGAACTGGTATCTCCT